CCTCTGCCCAGCCGTCAGATAGTGTAACCACGCCTCTGTAGATCAGGTCAGCTTTCGGTCCTTCCACGAATGAGTGGACAAGGAAATGTGTCTCTTTCTTGTCTGGTAAGGGATGATCAATCTTGAAGGAACCTGATCCCTTAGATAAGGCACCAGTGCAGTGCATCGTGCCATCGACTTCTAGCTGATACGATGGGGCTACCTCGTTTATTCCCACATAGCCGTCCGAACCCTGGATAAAGACCTTCGCGGCACCTAATTGTAAATTCGCATAGTGCCCATTCGTGCGATCATATGCGTAAATTGACCATTTGTCGGCTCCAGAAATTGCCTCGAAATGCAGCTTCAATGTTTCGCCGCCCTGCGCTGGATCAGCGAAATTCACCATTTTATTCAATGTCGCAGTGCCGATACCGATGAAGCTATCGCCGTCGATAGTTAACGCCTGGACGGCGTTGTCTCCTATCTTCAAGCTCATCTGCTGGTCGGCGGCTGTCGTATTATGATTGAATTCAATCGAACCACGATAATCGGAGCCACTGAGGAAACCCAACGTAGACAGTTGGCCCTCATCTGTATCGGATGAAATTTCCAGAGCGCAATCATCATCGGTAGACCCGAATCTAGCGGTTACGCTACCCGCTGAACTCATAGCAAACGCAGATAATGTTCCGACACTGGTGATCTGAGTCTGCGAGGCTTCGACATTCAGCGTGACAGTCCCTGATGTACCACCACCAGATAGACCTGTACCAGCAGTTACGCCTGCAATGTCGCCTGTAGTGGGTGTTTCCCAGGCTGGGTTAGCTCCAGCCCCACCACTGGTCAGCACATCGCCGTCTGATCCAGCACCTAGTCGAGCAGGGGCACCAGACGCAGCATAGTAAAGAACATCGCCCTGTGTACCATCTTCCAACTTGGCGAGTGTTATCGCGTTATCTGCAACCGTAACTGCGCCACCAGCGGTCATGGTAACATCACCTGAAAGTGCAAACTCTGCAGCGACATTAGATGCACTACCTATCCAGATCTTCGTATCCGCTAACGGTGAACTTGTCGCGTCGATGTAGGCACCAGTGATCGCGGTGCCGTTCCAGACTCCTGTAGCCACCGTTCCAAGAATCGTGATTGCCGTGGAACTGCCTACATCCAGCGTTGCTGGATCACCACTGGCATCACCGATAAGTATTTCACCATCACCAAGCACTGAGGTCGCGGTGATCGCTCCAGTCCCAGACCCTAAAAGCACACCACCGTCAGTTAATGAGACCGCACCCGTACCACCCTGGTTGACGGCTACGGTGGTGCCCTCCCATGTACCTGTCGCAATCGTGCCCAGTGTGGTAATCGAAGTCTGACCCACATAAGTCGATGCGATAGTCAGTGCGTCGGCTGACACCGTGATCTTATCTGCCGTCCCAATGACATTCAGCGTAACTGCACCTGATGTACCACCACCCGTCATTCCTGCACCAGCTACCACACTGGTAATATCCCCAACTTCAGGTGTGGCCCACTGGAGAGTACCATCAGTGTTGTTTATGCTCAGAACTTGGTCTACCGCTCCGATAGCGGCAGGCAGGGTCAGTGTATATGAACCACTTACCGTAGCTGGTGCATCGAAGCCCACATACTGACCACCAGAAGCATCCTGTAGACGTAAATCGCCCTCTGCTAGAATATCTACTTGTGCAGCACTGATGTTGCCCGTGAACGTCACATCGTCCGTGCCGTCACCGACGCTGAATACAATCCCGTTCGTTCCACCACCGTCTACGTCCGCGGAGTTGAGTTCAAACTGAGTGTTGCCACTGTCGTAGATGAACCAGTAATCGGGTGCAGCACCGAACTCCAACGCCCTGTTATCGCCCAGTTTGATCTTGTCGAGCGTGTAGGATGACACGCTGTTGATGTTCTGATTGTTGACCAGCAACGTGAGTGATGCTGTAGACCGCGAAAAGACCGCATCCAGATAATCCAGATCGACGTTAAGCTTGGTGCCCCAGGTGTCGGTAGATCCACCGACTTCAGGTTTCGTCAGCCCAAGATTGGTAGTGGTGGTATCAGCCATGTTTTATCCTAGAGCTACGGATCGCATACGGAGGCCAGAAGCGGTGTGACGCTCCCGTTGTCCCTGCAATCGTAAGTCGTTTAGTGCCTTATCAAGTCTGGATGTCCACATCGGCATCCGCTCATCATTCTTCAAGTACGGTTCTGCTTCGACCAACGTACCAAACAAGTAAATGTCGGGGTGGTTGGTCAACAGCCAATTTGTTGTCGCTGCGTCAGTCAGTGCAGCTATGCGCGTGTAGTAGATAATAGACGCCGTATACGTCTGGTCTGGTGACCTGAGTACCTCAAGTTGATTAGCCGATCCACCGATTGTGGTGAAATAATACGGCTTTCCAGTACCTGTCAGTGTAATACGCCTCTCTGACAATTCCTCTGGAGTCATATACTCAAGCACAATCACAGGCTGTAAATCCAACACGATCCTGACGATCTCCAAAGTATCCGTAGGAAGCGTGGTGTAACGCCCTGCGATTGAGAACGAATCGTTCTTCGTAATCATATCGGGCTGGCGTATCACACGATTGAAGTTCGCTTCCGCAAGCTCTATGAACTCTGGGATCCGATCTGTCATATCTGAGCGATCCAGCCAATTTGCTGTGGCTGTTTGAAGCTCTGCGTAGGTGGTGATCGCCACTAGACTCGTCCTGGCCTGGTTCTGAACACCTTGTTGTCAGGATCGTTCAGCCAGCGTTTAATCACCCTCTGGTCCTTGAAGTTGTTCGACGCCTTGGCGAGTTGGTGATAGATGACCATTGGTATAGAAGCCACCTTGTGTGTATCGCCCTTCCATGTTTTACGCTCATCTGCCTGATTGAAAATGCTCTTGTTGTGTTCAACAATAGCAGTGACATCCTGAACATTCCCTAGGCTGATGTTGCCTGTGATATCATCATAATGATACCACTGCGTAACCTTGGTTACTGGGTCATAATCGAGTATGCGTTTCATAATATGGAACCATCGGGGGCAGGGGCCGAAGCCCCCACCCCACTAGGTTTACCGTTATGCCGCCGCCGAAGTAATGCCAGCAACAACACCGTGGGCTGCTTCGTTGTTAACCTGAAGCCCCCACTCGATCAATGCCATTCTCTTATCGGCATCCCCAGACTTAGCTAAAGCCTCAATCCCATACGGGCGAAGAGTAGCCAGTTTTAATTCATCTGGGTCGATCAAGAACGCCCAATTGTTATACAGTGATCCTGCACCTTCATCGATCACTCCTGTGAAGAAACGGTTAGGAACAACCGATAGATTACCGAAATCACTGACATAAATGTCAGCCGCACCGATAATCACGGAAGGCTCTGCACCGTCTACATTGTAGCGACTAGAAGCGATTCCACTGAATCCACTTACAACAGTCTTGTTGTAAGGTGATACCATCAAGATGGAAGGCTCGCCACCATTCTCGTAGCACGACTGCATCGTGGTCTTGAGCATCGCCTCAGTAAACGCCGTAGGAACGTCGAAAGACTTCCACACCTCCGAAGCACCTGTCGGAACCGAACCCGAGTAGCTGGGTTTGGTCGCTTGGTTTTCAACAACATTCGTTTTCAACCAGCCTGGGAAGCCACAGGTAACTCTTGCTGTTGACGTACCACCGACAACAGCACCCACTCCGTTCAGCAGGCAAGCAGTTTCAACATCACGCTTTAGCTCTTTCGCGGTTTTTGCTGCTTGGTATCCCACCTCTGAAGAACGACCAGCCTTGATAACTTTCTGCTCAGTTCCAGAGATGATGAAATCGCGCATATTGATCTGACAATAGTTCCCCAGACGCGTGGTGGCGGAAACAGCCGTATAGCTGCTCAGATCCTGTCCTTCAACTACTGGTGTGGCGGAAGCAGAACTAAGGCTGTCCGTTTGCCACTCGAAATATGTGTTCTCTGCACTACGGCTGCCAATATTGCTCTGGAAGGGAGTGGCTGTCGGAGAAATATCCGCAATCAGATCACTCAGATCCTCCCTGATCCCTTTGGCATCGTAAGTGGTGAACGTGTTAGTAATAACTGCCATAATTTAACTTTTAGTTAGTCCGCAAGCAGTGAACCAAACAAGGCTGCGGCATCGTCCACCTTTCCAGTGGTTTTCAGCTTTTGCCTCATAGCTTTCTGCTTACGGGAGCGCACCCTCTGGGAAGTCTCCTTGTTCCCACCTTTTGCGCTTCCGATTTTCGATTTAGCCGCCTGGACCTTCTCGCCGTTGGTGAGTTGGTTGTAACGCCAGGCATCCCGTAACGCGATCAATGCTCTATGGTCGTAAATCTGACCCAATTCTTCGTCACTGAATCCTAGTGTTTTCCCATACTCTAACAGCTTTCGCTGTTCATCGGCCTGAAGATCCGAGTCGGACCATTCAGGAATCTTTTCCAGCACCATTGTCCGTTCCTGGGAAAGGCGTTGTTCCAGTTCCTCAGATTGCTGTCCCTGTAGGAGTTGCTGCATACGCACTTGTTCCTCTTGCACGGCTTGAATCTGCCCTTGCCGATCTCGCTCCATCTGCTTGAGCTTTAGCCATTGAACGGGGTCTTGTCGCTCTAGCGTATCCCAATCAATGTTCGGTTGTGCGGCAGCTTCCATCTGTTGCCGAAGTTGCTGAAGCACAGACGCATACGTCTGACGCTCCTGCCCCAGAGCCGTTTGCTGGTCAGCGAACGCATTGCGCTCATCGGCCAACGCCTGACTCTTTTGTGTGAATGACGATCCCCTTTGGTAGCCCGATAAGAGTTCGTCCAGCGGAACTTGCATCTCTTTGCCGTCTACGAGTACACGGTAGGTTGCACCTTCGCCTTCGGATTGTTCTTCGTCAGCTTCCTCGTCTGCGAACTCATCCACTTCATCCAAATCATCGGATAATTCGGATTCTACTTCCTGCTCTTCCAGGGAGTCCTCTGCCTCAACCGGCTCGGGTTGCTCTTCTGGTTCTCCGACGAGCATTTGATTGAACGAATCTGAAATCTCGTCCATAGTGCGACGTTTACGGTCACTCCCTGCTGGGTTGGTGACTGTTGTTTCGCTCACTATTTTCTCCGTTTCTTAGATTTATTTTTCTTTTCTACTGCCCAATCAGCGACCAATGTACGAAGACCACGAACGACTTCATCGAGGCCGCGACCCTGCATATAAAGATTTTCCCTAGTATTCACCTCGTTCAGATCCGTTAGATGCCATTGTGTAACGATGCTGACTCTTGCGGTTTCGATAACTTCGGTGAACACAGGATCTTTCAGTATCTCATCAGCTCGCAGCCCTTTCTGTTCGCGAGTCAACTCA